TGAAAAAACACCACTATGTGTATGTACTGGATTAAATTCATGTTTTTTTTGAAAATTAACCCAAAATCTATGAAGATTATATTTACAATTTTTAGTTAAAAGTGTAGGCACAGCATATTTATAACTTCTAGTATATAAATCTATATGAGGAATTAGAACTTTATTAAAAAAGAAGTCATCCTTGTCAATTAAATCATAAGAAGAAGTAATATTACCCGCAAGTCTATAGTTTGATTTTTGTTTTTTATTTTTAATATAACTTTTAAGACAAGACAATATTGGTTCAGAAAGTTTGGTTTTAATAAAACCGGCATTTTCAAACTCACACCTATTCATTTTTAGCCATTCCTTTTGGAATTGCTTGAATATTCCAATGTATAAATCTAAAAGGTTCTTTACCGTGATCGACTGCATATTCATGTTCTAAATATCCAGGAAAAATAATTAAAGTACCAGGTGTGGGTTTAATATGAATGGTGTCTGTTCCAGATAAAATATCATTAACATTTGGTTTCATGGCAAGTTTAGTTGCTCTTGCTCCTGTTTTTGGATCGTGAAAAATTGGGTATGAAGTCTTATCACTACATTTTAAAAAATAAAATCCTGATACGTGCTGATTAAAATGTATATGTGCTGAATGATGGCCACCACCTTTTTTTGAAAACTCTTGTACCCACATTTCAGAAAACATAGTTTGATATAAATTCATGTCGTAACCCATTTGATCTAAAAATTCCCAAGACTTTTGACCTATATAATTTCTAAAGTCTATAAAATCATTATCTAATGTTAAAGGGGTTGAATGATGTGATGTTCCAAAATCACCAAACTTCTTAATATAATCTTTATTTCTTTTTCTAGCTTCTTTAATATATTTATCACTAGCTTTGCTTAAAGATTTTAAATATTCTGGTTTATGTTCTGTCCAAACAGGAGTCCAAAAATAATTATTTATGAACATTTTTTAATATTGTAAAAAGACTTGATTTTTTCTTTATCAAATTTTTACATAACTCCTTTCTTTCATTTAATCTATTTATACATGATTTAAATTCTTTTTCAAGTTCTGATGATTTTAAATAATTATGTATTAATAAACTTGTCTTATCAGTAGGCGACCAATTCATTCCCGCCGCAATACAATGAAACCCAGCATTAAAAGGAAATTTAAAATCTAGATTTCTTTGTCGTGCAAATTCATAAAACCCATAAAGAATACTAGGTTCTAAATTAACTAAAGAACTATCCCATGTTTTATTTAAACAATGTTTCCAATAAGGTGTGTCATCTCTATGCGATAAAGCATAATGAGCGGCTACAAATTGAGCAAAATTTTTAAATAAAAGTTTACATTGATAATTAAAATTATCTTTGTCCCATTGAGATACTTTGCCTCTTCTTAAATTTCTTAGTAGTATAATTAAAAATTCGTGAACAGAAAATAAACCATTACTTTCTAAAGGTTCAATAAAACCAGCAGAAAGACCTATGGCAATAACATTCTTAACCCATAATCTTTTATGGATTCCGACTTTCATCTTTATTTTTTTAAATTCTAAATCTTTTTGTTTTAAGTGTTTTTTAAATTCTTTAAGTGCTGTATCATCATCTACAAATTTACTAGAATAAACATAACCCGTACCAATCTTAGACCATAAAGGAATATTCCAAACCCAACCATTATCTATGGCTGTGCAATTAGTGTAAGGTACTAACTCTTTCTTTTTATTTTTGTATTTAATATGTGTAGCCCAAGCAGAATCGTTAGGTAATATATCAGCATAAGATTCAAAAGGTTCTTTTAAAGATTGACCTAATAATAAAGATTTAAAGCCTGTGCAATCTATATATAAATCTGCTTTGTATTTTTTGTTAAGAGATACAATTCCATTTTCATTTTGTTCAACAGATACAACGTCATCTATAATATGTTTTACTTTTTTACAGTATTTATCTCTCAACCATAGACCAAATTTTGTAGCGTCAAAATGGTAGGCGTGAGCAACTTCGTCTTTATCAAATTTATTTTGATTGACATAAGCCATTTGTAAAGGATGTATACATTCCGCATAATCAGAGTTAGGTGTAGATGGATTAAATATTTTTTTAAACCACCAATCATTTAGCTCTGCTTTATTTCCTTCCACAACTGGACTTCCAAAAGGATAATGGAAAGCTTTACCTTTTTTGTAAAAATCTGTAAATTTAATACTTAACTTATAACTTCCATCTACATGTTTTAAGAAATCTTTATCTTGAATATTAAGCAAACGCATCCAATCAGATATTTGTCTTAAGGTGCTTTCACCTACTCCAACTGTGGGTATATGTTTAGATTCAATTAAAGATATTTGATGTTGGGGTAATTGAGATTCTAAAGTAGCGGCTGTCATCCAACCAGCACTACCTCCTCCTATAATTAAAATTTTCATTTAAATGGGTATCCTAAATGCCATACTACAAGTGAATATCTAACCCCTTTTGTTACAGGTTTAACTCGATGCCAAACAGAGGAAGGAAAAACAATAATAGAACCTTTGGTTAATATTTCTGTTGCTTTTTTTAAATGTTTAAATTCATCCCTCATGTTAGGATCATAATCTCTAAAATCAAATTCTAATTCTCCTCCTTCATATTCAGACCCATCCGTTAATTGACAAGTCATGGATAATTTTCTTATTTTACCCTGATCTAAAGCATTAGGATTTTTTCTTTTATAAGGTTGAGGCCGACTGTCACAATGCCAATCGTAATACTGATTTAATTTATACTTTGTAAATTGACAGGGTTCTGATCTATCCCATTCAAAATTCCAACCAGCATTTTTATTAGCTTCATGCACAAATGGATGTAATTCTTTGTAAATCCAATTTTCGCTTAACCAAACTAAATCTGACTTTCTTTTTCTTTGTAAATCTAACACATCTTTTTTATTTAATTTTTTATCTGCATAAGCCCCTGTTCTAGCCATTTCTTCTTTTTTTGATAAAGCATACTCAATAACTTCATCACAAAATCTTGGAGTTAATGCAGACCTAAAATACCAATAATTATTAGATAAAATCATAGGTTATAGTTTGAACAAAATTTAATATATCGTGTTGTTTATTAGTTAAATAATACATACAAGTTGAAGGAAACATAATAAATTGGTTATCTTTTAATTGAATGTCCCAACTTCTTCCTTTCCGTCTATTATCATCGTAATGGATTTGAACACTACATTCTTGACTGCTAACTCCATATAATAAAACGTAATCAGGTGAATTTTTTAAATCTACTTTATCTATCTGTAATAAAGGTGGTGTAACTTCGCCGGGTTTATAAAGATTTCCCCATGTATCTTTATTAACTAAAGTTAAATTATGGTTAACTTTCATATGGTCTTTAATATACGTGTTAAGCATATCCCATGATCTTGAAAATGGAAAATCTAAGGTAGGATTACTTAGATTTCTGAAGGAATGTTTTAAAGAATCTATTGCTAATATGGACCTATCAATTTCAAAACCTTTAGGCATTTTGACATCACCAAAGAACAAAGCTATTTCAGATAGTACTTTCTTTTCCATTTCTATCTTCTTATAAATGAACAGGGCTAGAATGTCAATGTGCTTAAAAAGTTTGATCTATATTATGGTCGAACACCAAAATTTGTTAAAACCCAACCAGTTGTATTGTCTGATTGATACGCAGATTCATCCCAAATATATGTCCAAGTATGTGATTTAGCATTGTTTTGATTTTGTTGTTCAGAATTTAAATTTGGAGAATCACCGAGCGGTGATTTCCAAGAAGCAGAAGCAATATCTTTAGTCCAACTAGCATAAGGTTGTGGTGACCAAAAAATTTCATTATCCGAATCCCAAGTATGACCTATCCCTGCATAGTTGCCTCTAAATGCAGTTCCACCTAATTTATGTTGATTGTTTTCTGTGTTATATGAAGTTTGAATCCAAAGATGTGAAGGCCAGTTATTATGTGTTTCTAAATAAGCTTGCCCAACAGATTCAGTTGCAACACCAGCTTCATTAAGCATATCGTTATTATCAAGTGTTAAAACTTGTAATACTATATTTTCTTCTGAAATTTTTGCAAAGTGTGCCATAATTTATTGATAGAGATACCTTATAATTACTATTCCTGAACCACCTGCTCCAGCTGGTGTCATACCCAGTCCTCCACCACCAGTATTAGCTGTTCCACATTTTGAGCCTCCAGGTGAACCGCCTCCGCCACCTTGTCCTCCATTAAAATCCGGGCTTGGGCCTGGAGGAGAACCTCCACCGCCACCAGCATAATAAGTAGCTGTACCTGTAATATCATTTGGTGCTCCATCTCCACCTTTTCCTGAATTACCAGGTGTAGTAGGATTAGTGCCATTGCATCCAGTATTGAGAGCTCCACCGCCGCCTCCGCCAGAATTATAAGTTCCTGCTCCGCCTGATCCATTTCCACCAGGCATACCTTG